AGGCGGACAAAATTTTCAAAGTACAAGAAGAACAACTGATGTATTTTAATTAGATGGGGGTATCATTTTATGCAAGGTTTATTATTTAAGCTACCAGAGAAGCCTAAAGAAAAAAAGAAAAGTAGTAAATCAGGTAGTCAGATAAAACTTAAAAAAGGTGATACAATAGCATCATTAGTAGCAACGGCAGAAAAGCTAGTTGAAGAAAAATTAGGTAAATATAAAGAAATGAGCAGGTGTGTCACCAATGTTGAAGATTTACAATCTTTCTTTGATGAGACACCTGAAAATGCTTATATAGCTCTCGATACAGAAACAACAGGACTTAATACATATACAGATACATTAGTAGGTGTGTGTTTGTGTAATCGGTAAACAAGCTATATATGTGCCGTTAAATCATAAATCATATGTATACAATGATAGATTGGGTGATGATGTCCAAATGTCGCCAAATAAGTTTAAAGAATTATTTTTAAATATACTTACGAAAAGACAGTTTAAATATATTTATCATAATGCTAAATTCGACCTTAGTGTTATGAGAACATTTTTAGGTAAACCGATGCCTGACCCATTTTGGGATACGATGCTTGCATCTCAGCTATTATTTCAAGATGAGGAACATAGTCTAAAATTTCAGTATAATAAGTATGTAGCAGTAGAAGATGAAGGTGTAAATAGATTTGATAATTTATTTCACGGCATTACATTTGATTATGTACCAATTAAAACAGCTACAGTTTATGGTGCAAAGGATGCTTTTATGACATTAGAATTATTTGAATATCAGTTTAAGAAGTTAAGTGAGCCAGAATTTAGTGGTGTTAAATATGTAATGGAAAATATAGAAATGCCTTTATTGCCAATACTTGAAGATATGCAACGTACTGGTGTTAATCTAAATATGGCTATGTGTGAGGAATTTAAAGAAAAATATTCAATACGATTGGCAGAAGCTGAAAAGAGAGTGTATGCAGAAATAAATAAGTATAAAGAGAAAATAGATGAATATAGAATGGAACATTATAATGTAAAATTAGATGACCCAATATTATTAACTAGTCCAGCACAATTAAGTATTTTATTCTATGATATTATAGGATATAAATTAAAAAGTGGAGGTAGAGGTACTGGTAGGTCGGAGTTACAAGAGATAAATACAGATTTAACCAAAGCATTGTTAGATTTTAGAGGTATGCAAAAATTAATAGATGCATTTATAGTAGCACTTCCTCAAAGGATAGATAGAGGATTTGATAATAAGATACATACTAGCTTAATTGATTTGAGCCCTATATCAGTAATGATATAGTAAACAATAGGTGAATTCGGTGAAGCCTAAGTTAAATCAGATATGGTAACACCGAGCTAAGCTTTATAGAATAGGAGGTGAGTATAGCGATGTACTATATTTATAAAATAACTTGTATTAGTAATGGTAAGATTTATATTGGACAAACCACGAATATTAAAGATAGAATGAGAGACCATTTCGGTAAATTACAAAGAGGAGAACACCATAACCCATATATACAGAAGGATTATAATTTGTATGGAAAGATAAATTTTGTATATGAAATTATTAATATCTGTAATAATAAAGAAGAATCGTTAAATTGTGAAACAGATTATATTGAAAAATATGGTGGTATTGAAAGTGATGCTGTGTATAATTGTAAAAATAAATATCATAATAATAGTAATATGATATTAATACTTAAAAATACTGCTAAAATGTCATCAAATTATGGTATGAAGGGTAAGCATTTATCTGAAGAACAGAAGAAGCATTTAGCTGAAATACATACAGGAAAAAAATTAAGTAAATCAATGTGTGTAAAAATAAGTAATGCTAATAAAAAATATACAGATGCAGATATACAGATGTTTAGAGAAGAATATAATATGTTAGGTTCTTATCAAGCAGTTGCAGATTTGCATAATTTAAATAGATGTGTTATCAGTAGACTATGTCGCTATGGCTCAGCTAATTGTGAAAAAATTTATAAAGAAAGTGTAACGACTAACCGTGATGAGTGTAGCGGTGTACAAATCAAGTGATTTGGAAGTGCCTATCAGCCAATAAAATTGGTTGAAGATATAGTCTAATCTTATAGGAAACTATAAGCAGTTCATAAGAGAACGGGCAGGGCGTAACGAACCTTGTTGAATATTCTGAAATCAGTATCGGAGCCGCCACGGGCAGGTTCTCGAGCTCAGACCCTAATCTCCAACAAATTCCAAGTAGAGGTGAGGGTAAGGAGTTAAGAAGATTGTTTGGTGCAACACCACGGATATATATTGATGTCCAGCGACTTCAGTCAGCAAGAACCTCGTTGTTTAGCGAGTTTAGCTGATGATGATAAAATGCGAGAAGCATATATGACGGGTAAAGATTTATATGCAACAATGGCATCAGAAATATATAAAATGCCATATGCTGATTGTATGGAATTTTATTTAGATGAAAATGGTAAGAAAACAGATAAGACAAATCCAGAAGGTAAGAAAAGGAGAAGTGCAACTAAATCTATATTATTAGGTATAATGTATCGGAAGAGGGGTAGCTTCTGTAGCAGAACAAATACATAGTACAACAGAAGAAGCACAGAAGATTATAGATGATTTTTACATATCATATCCAACAATTAAAAATTTTACAGAGCTGGTGCAGAATAATGCTAAAAAGAATGGATTTACAACAACAGCTTGGGGTAGACGTAGATATTTGAAACATATTCAAGATGAGCCGTTTAATTATAATTATAATGATAAACGTAAAGTAGATTTTAATCCATTGTTTACAGCAAAAAGTGTAATAAATAAAAAAGTACCACAAGATATAATAGATATGTATAATGCACAATTGGAAAATGCTAATTATGGCAAGCAAAAGAAAATTATAGAACAGGCAGAAAAAGATGGTATAACAATTACAAATAATAAAAGTTTTATTGCAGAGGCTTTGAGACAGTGTTTAAATAGCGTTATTCAGGGTAGTTCAGCAGATATGTCAAAGAGAGCTATGATATTAATTGGTCAGAATGAAGAATTAAAACAGTTAGGATTTAGAATGCTTTTTCCTGTGCACGATGAAATAATAGCAGAGTGTCCATTTGAAAATAGAAAAAGATGTGCAGAATTAATGTCGAAACTTATGATACAATCTGGAGCAGATAAAATAAAAGTACCAATGAAGTGTGATGTAGAATGTTTCTTTGTATGGTATGGAGATGATGTATCAACAGAAGATAATGAGATAACTGCAATGCAATATAAGGATTATATGGAAACAGGTAAATATTATGGAGAAGACTATTATAAACAGAAATTAATACAGGGGGCATAGTATGGGATATACACCTATAAAAGTTGAGTATATGTTTAATAATGAGAATATGTATGGAGATTTAGTTTGTGAATTAACCGAATTTATGGATAAATATTTGTTAAAAGAAAAATATACTAATTCATTATTTAGAACATATTTATATAATGATATAGGTGTGTATTCTAATAATAAATTACTAAAAATAGCATTTAGAGTACCACGGTGCAACAAGAGGTTCTATATTACTTAAACGATTAAGTACTAATAGATTTGAAATTTTAGGTTTTGGTTTTAATACAGATGTATGTTTTGGTAAATATGCTTGTTATGAAGAATCACTAAAGAATGATATTGATGTGTATATTGGTAGAATTTTAGATTTTTCAAATGTGAATTTGATGAATAATTATGCAGAATTTACATACTTTTAAGGGGTGATATTGTGAGCTATAAAAATGTACAGCATTATAGGCACACAGTTCACAGATATTTAGATGCCATTTGGGGTATAGGCTGTCACAAGGGTAAAGCAAGAACTTCTATGTATAATACATTAGCAAATAGAATGGGATTAAGTATTGAGGAAACTCACGTTAAGTATTTTACAAGAGCTCAGTGTAAACAGGCTATAAGAATATTACGACCAATGTATATACAATTATATGGTAAAGATTTAGATTATAAGAGGAGGGATAAGATGTATTATAGTGAGGAAACATTCAAAGTACCAGTATGCTATGCGTTAAAAGTAGATGATGAATATAGTGATGTATCAGATATTTGGGATATAACAGTGTATTGTAAGGGTAGAAATGTTGATAGTAATGGTATGTTGGCTGACTTTGATAATATATCTAATTTTTTATATGGCAGGTTGAGTGAATATAATAATTTAAATAATTTAGTAGGTTTTGACCCGACAGAAGAAACTATGGCAAGATGGATATGTGAACAAATAGTGCCTTGTTATAAAATAAAAATAGTTACGGCAGATGGTAAGTTAGTTATATTTGAAGAAGAAAATATATAAATAATGTTCAAAATTTAATTTAATTTGAGGTATATTATAGTAGGAGGTAATAAAATGGAAAATGAAAATAACCAAACCATAAATTTAGGTAATAATGTAGGAGGAGTACAAGCTCCTGTATTTGAGGGCACAAGAATAGTCACGCCAGAAAATACAGCTAATCAAGTGAATGCCGATACTGGATATATTCCATATGTGACATCACCAGTAATTCCAACACCACAATCAGTAGAAACTGGTAGTGTTACAATATCGGGGGATAATGTGAAAATAGAAATGCCACAATATGATGTAAGTGTTACACAAAATATGCATTCACAAGTAGTTACAGCAGAGCCTAATATACAAGAGAAAGTAGAAGAGGTAGCACCTGCTGATGAGGTTATACCACAAACACCTATAAAAATAGATAATAATGTAATGGATATAAAAATACCTCTTGCATTATTAAGAAATTTAGTAGGTGTTGCAGGTAAGGTTGGAGTAGCAAACGAAGTTGTGCCACGTTCAAAAATATTATTGATGAACTTTAATGAGGCAGGTATAACATTAAAAGCAACAGATGGAACTATTTGCACATCTATTGTAGATAATACATATGTGTTCACAAAACCAATTTCAACTTCTGTAGATATAACATTGTTTGCGGATGTATTAAAAGTTTTAGATAGTGTTATGGTTACTATAAAATTCGACGATGTTCATAGAGTTATTATGTTGGAAACTGATAATGGAGGTGTATATAAATTTCCACAAAGAATGGATGATAGTGGAAATGTGCCAAATATAGATGACTTAATGTTGGATATACCGTATGATAGTATGAAGATAGTTGATTACAATAAGTTCTTGTCATATATAAACACAAGTAAGTTAACAATGAATTCAGCTAAAATTATAGACGACGATAGTTATCAGGGTATGTATTTTGGTAATTTAGTAATTGCATCAGATACGGTTGTTTTATTAGCAATAGTAAATGAATTAGATTTAAATGTGCCTCCATTTTATTTGGGTGCAAAATATATATCAATATTAAAAGCATTTCCATTTAATATTGAAAAATTTAGAGTTGGATTTATTATTAATCCAGATACTAATGTGGTAGAGGATGTAGCGTTTTCAGATGATAAATATACGGTATTTAGTCCAGTAAGAATACCGAGTGATTATCCAAGTAGTACTGTTGAAAGTTATTGGAGTGCGAATGATTATGAGTATGAAATTGAAGTTAAATCAGCTGATTTAATTAAATTAATAAAACCAATATTACCATTTATATCATCAGAAAATAATAAAAATAGGTTGCGTATAACAATAAGTGGTAATGATATGACAATTACAGATGTTGATGGTTATACAAATTGTCATATAGCAGTACAAAATAATAGTGGTTTAAATGTAACACAACCATTTGAACTACCTGCAAAACATTTATATAATTTATTGCAATCTATTAATGAGCCTGTAATAAAGATGTGTACAAATGCACCAGATAAAGCACCTGCAATGAGTTTACCATTTGGTAATAATAAAGCAGTTATAGCATATCTTCACGATAATTATTAAAATATTATTGGGGTGATATTATGAGTATAAACAGTAAGCAAAAGGGTAAAAAGGGAGAGCTTGAGTTTGCTCACGAATGTGAAAAATTTGGTTTAACAGGAGTGCATAGAACAGCACAAACAAATGGTAAGTTAGAGCACTCTCTTGCTGACTGTGAAGGTTTAGATGGAATACACGTGGAGGTAAAACGTGTAGAAGCATTAAATGTGGATAAAGCGATGGAACAGGCTATAGATGATTTAAAGACTAAAAAAGAGAAAAGAATTCCAGTAGTGTTTCATAGGAAGAATAGAAAACCTTGGTTAGCAACAGCTAAATTTGAAGACTGGGTTAAATTTTACAAAAGTTGGTTAAAAGACCCTGATAGAGAGGAGTAATATTATGCAGTATGAAGCTAAAGAGAGTCGTGAGAGAATTGGCGGTTCTAGTGTTGCTATGGAAAATGCTGTAGCTAGAATAGTTGATGAACATATAGGTGCATTAGTAGATGTAGTTGATAAAATAAAAGGTATGTTAAAAGATGATACAGATATATTAACAGACCAAGAAATAGAGGATATATTATTACAGTTGCCAATACTTTTGTTTGATGTTACAGATGACCAAGAGGTCGTTGGAATGCAATCAGATTTGGCTGGTTTAATATATAAAGAGGCATATAATGAGGCATTTAAAATTGCAAGGGGTACAGTAGGTGAAAAACAATCGGCATCAGAATTAGCTACAATGACAGAGAAATTTGATAGTGTTATTTATGATAGAGCATATAAGATTATTAAACAAAAAATATCAATGGCAGTTGAGGTTTTAAATGCTGTAAAACGTGTACATTCAACAAGAGTTCAAGGTGTAGAAATAGGCAATAAAACAAATTTTTAAATAGGAGGAAATAAATGGCTTCAATAACAGATAAAATTTTAAAAGATTTGGAAGTTTCATTTGGTGGTAATATAGTTGAAACAGGTGTAGCAAAAAATGATTATGATAGAATACCTTTTTCTAGTCCACGTTTAAACTATATGACATTTGGTGGAATTCCTAGGGGACATATAATAGAATTTAGTGGACCAGAAGGGTCAGGTAAAACATCAACAGCAGTAGATATAATGAAAAATGCTCAAATAAAATTTGATGAAGAAGCAAAACAAACAGGAGAAGAACCTAAAAAAATTATATTTATAGATGTTGAGGGTACTTTTGATTATACTTGGTCAGCTAAATTTGGTTTAGATACTACTAGAATAATAAGATTAAAAATGGCAGGTATATCAGCACAAGATATATTAAATACTATTATTAAGTTATTAGATGGTAGAGAGA